TCATCGACCTCGGCTGGAAGGTGCGCACCGTCTACGTCGCCACCGCCGGCATCGGCCCCGCCAACCAGGAGGAGATGGACAGCATCCTCGAGATCCGCGAGAAGCACGCCTTCGACCTCGAGCTGACCTTCGCCCCCAACTCGCGGAACACGATCCTCATGGAGGGCCGCTATATCGCGAAGACATGGAGGCTCTAGTCATGAATGACGACCTGAGCATGGACGAGCGCATAGCCTGGGCCAGACGCTCAGGCCTGACCGACGAGCGCATCGCCTTCCTGCTCGCCTGTCCGAAGTATACCCGCACTGGGCGGAATGATAAGCCCGCCTATATCAAGACGGAGAATCCGAATCACCACCTCCAGAAGCTCGGCGACTGCTGGTGGCTGCGTATCCGCCGGCGGAAGACGAACATCGTCCACAACCTGGGCAAAGACCTCGAGACCGCCCGGAAGAACCGCGACGAGATGCTCGCGGCCTATGACGCCGGCAAACCTATCCCACACCTCGACCAATGAGCATAATCCGATGGGTAGCAGCAGGAGACAACCACGGCCAGCTCGTGGACGGAGAGACGCAGGACGCGCTGGCTTCGTTCATCGGCCGCTGGAAACCCCAGCTACGCATTCATACCGGCGACTGCTTCGATTTCGGCGCCTGGAGACGCGGCGCCACCCCTGACGAGCAAGAGGAGGGCATCACTGACGACCTGAAGCACGGCAATTACTTCCTGCGCAAGGTGCTCAAGCCGACGATCTTCATGCAGGGCAATCACGACATCCGCGCCGAGGAACAGATGCTCTCCCGCAACGGCGACCGCCGCGACAACGCCATGCGGGCCGTGCAGTCATACACCGACACCCTGGCAGAGATCGGTTGCAAGGAGTTTCACCGCTACTCGGTCAAGGGTAAGGACTCCGAAGGGGTCAACCGCTTCCGCGTCGGGAAACTCACCGGCACGCACGGCTTCAAGGCTGGCGTGGCCGCAACCCGCGAGACCGCCCGCACCCTAGGCCGCCCTGGGGATGTCGTGATCCATGGACACACCCACGACTTCTCCCTCTGCACGATTGAGCACCTCGAGGCCGCGATCGTCGGCGTCTCGGCGATGTGCTGCATGGACATCAATAAAGCCGACTATGCGCTGCGCCGTCTAGCCACGACCAAGTGGTGCAACGGCTGGCTCCATGGGGTAATCGACGAAAAGACCGGCGACTGCAAAGTCTGGACGGCCCACCGATTCCAGGGGAAGTTCATCTGCTCGACCGCTTACGACCTGATCTGATGAAGCCTAAGGACTACGCCGCATTGCTTATGCGGAGCCAGCCATCCCCGCAACAGAACTTCGCCGACGACACACCCGAAGGCTGGCACAAGACCACGGAGGTCGTCCGCCTCCTAGGCTATACGACCCGAGCCGGTGTCGCCCTGCCTCTCGCCCGAATCGTCAAGGCAGGCTACGCCGAACAGAAGACCATCCGCCGAGGCCGCTTCATTTATCGCCTGTCGCCCAGGTTCAAGTCTTGGCCCGCCGCCAAGGCCGCAGCTGAAGCCCTCGAGAAGTTCAAGGCCCCCAAGGGATGGGTCACCCTCTCCGAGTATGCGCACAAGCACCGGCGCACCGTCCGCGGCGTGCAATACCGCATCGACGGCATGGCCCTCCCTGTCCGCATCCTCCGCAACCCGCGGAGCGTCCCTTACTACCGCAAGGCCGACCTAGACCGCATCCTACGCAAAGCATCTTGACCACGGGCACCCACGCCCACAAACCCCAACCCTCTCTTCCATGACTCCTCCGAACAATATTCCGGCGGAACGCCACCTCCTCGGTGCTATCATCCGTGATAACTTGGCGTTCCCAATTAACCTTAAGCCGTCCGATTTTTTCGAGCCTAAGCATCACGACGTAGCCGCGGCCATTCTTTATCTGCAGGCAGACGGCAAGACTGTCGACGAGACCACGGTATCTACATACCTTCACTCAAACGGCTCGATTGTAGAGCATTCTTTTATCTCTGACTTAACCGGATACGCTGGTTTCAGAGAACTACGCCAGGAGCACGTTGACATGATCGCCGACGCGGCCTTCATGCGCGAGGCTTCCCTGATCTCCTTAAAGGCCACCGACCCCGACCTTCTGCTCGAGCATTATGCCCGCCTAGCCGATAAGCGCAAGAGCCTGAGCGTCCGCCAAGGTGCGCAGCGCATGCCCATCGATGAGCTGATGAAGTTCGACCGCCAAGCCGACCCGACCAACGTGCTAGGCAATCGCTGGCTATGCCGTGGCGGCTCCCTGGTCATGGCCGGACAGGCTGGCACCGGCAAGTCGGCCCTGATGATGCAGGCCGCCATCAACTGGACGCTCGGTCAGGACTTCTTCGGCATCAAGACTAACGATGGCATGAAGATGCGCACGCTCGTGATCCAAGCCGAGAACGATGCCGGCGACGTGGCCGAGTCTATGCAGGACCAGATTAACGGACTGTACTTGGACGAAGACCAAAGGGCTGAACTAAAGGACCGCATGTTCATCTACCGCGAGAGCGTCGCCACGGGCAAGGAGTTCGGAGACGTGCTGCGCAAGCTAGTCATCCAGCATCAGGCCACGATCTGCTTCGTCGACCCTCTCATGGCTTTTGTCGGCGCCGACATCTCCGAGACCGCTGAGGCCGCCAAGTTCCTTCGCCACATCATCCAGCCCATCCTAAACGAGACGGGCGTCATCATCGTCTTCATGCACCATACCGGGAAGCCGAAGTCATCCAAGGACAAGGAAGGCCAGACCATGGCCGACCTCGCATACCAACTGTTTGGGAGCTCAGAGGTCACTAACTGGGCACGCGAGATAGCCTGCCTCCAACGTTGCCCAGGGGACGAGCCGATCTACCGCCTAGGTCTGACCAAGCGCCGTAGCCGTGCCGGTATGACCGACGGCATCAGCCCTTCCCCCGTCGGCGAGATTTACATTCGCCACTCCCCTAAGCGCGGTGAAATCCGCTGGGTCAGGTCTGGGCCTCCCATGCCCACGGACGGAGAAGGCTATTAGACCCCCTTGGCTGGCCCGCCATGCCCCTTTGGAGGGGTGATGGCTACCACCCCCGCCTCAACCCACCAAACCCACCTTAAACAGGCCACAAGGCTAATGTTAAATCCCTTATACAAAACCGATGACAAAACCGATGACAAATCTATGTCTCTACTGCAGTCCATGTATGCTACATGGACATGCAAGTAGAGAGGGAGGAAGGGATACGGCTCGCCTTGACGGCGGCCTACCCCCCTCCCCTCGAGATACAAAAGGCATCTGACGACCATGGCCTACTACCGCAAGAAACGCACCCCTGCCCAAGAGGAGGCTGACCGCGTCCGGCAGAAGATTGCCCGGGCCAAGCGCGTCAACGTCCTCAAGGCTTACCAGGCACAATGGGACAATCCTGAGACCAAGCCCTTCATGCTCGCCCGATCCGCGTCAGGCCGGAGAAGCATAGCCGAACATCAGGCCATCCTTGAGCAAGCAGTGCATCGCTTCCTTCAGCGTCAGCCCGAGAGCCTGACCAAGGTACGATGGCTCGACGTCTTTTGCCGAGGCTATGACCAGATCATGGAGAACGCCCGGATGGTAAGCCCTGGCTCACGTCCTAAGCTGCGGGCCAAGGATGAGGCCAACCTGTTCAGAACCTTTGTCCGCAAAGGATACTTACGACTCGATGCAAAGACAGGGCTTTGGAACAACACATGCAGGCTTATGTGATTTGCTTATTCACCTAGGCAATATCCTTGCTCACATTGCCAGCGTGACACGCGCTAGGCTCAACGACCTGACGGCTCCGGCTAAGGAGGCCAAGTCGTTTGACGCTTGGTTCTTTGCCCAGCCCAAGAAGGTCCAGGAGAAGATGCGGGAGAACGGCGTGCTGCCTTACCGCGAGATGACTCAGTCACGTTATGTGTTTAACATCGACGCCAATCATCCATCTTGGTCGAGCGACACTGACAAGACTCGCAATATGCAAATGGGGGAAATCCAAGCGAGAACAGAAGTCGATACGTTCATATCCCGCGATCATGTCGGCGTCATGCTTAAGGCATTCATGGATGCCATCGCACACTCAGATTCAATGGCGTTCAGGAGGCACGTGGAACTCTGCAGATGGGCGCTCAGTCTGCCCGGATGCATGTCATCTCGCCTGATCGGTAAGATGTATGGCCGCTCTCATTTCTGGATGCGTGCCAGGGCTAAGGAAATCCAACGGGCCGTAAACTCCGACGCGTGCGGTCTGTTTCCTCATGTGAATGCCAGACGCGGCAAGAATAAGGTGCCAAGCCCCCTGCCCCCTGCCACGCCCAAGCGATGAAAACGGCCCATATACCCCCTCTAAGGAGTCTCCTAGACCCCCCCCTACGTCACGCGTGGCCCGACACCACGAAAGAAAAGTGCATGGTCACTACGAATAATATTGGGGTTGAGCAAACCAGTTCAGAACCATGGCTCTAACCAACTCAGAACTGGGTTTGGCGCTCGGCGTCACCGCGCAACGCATCTCAGTCCTTCGACGCGAAGGTATGCCGACCGACAGCATCGACGCGGCTCGGGCGTGGCGGGAAGCCCGGGCGAACGTGCAGCGGGCCGCGGCACCCAAGGCCGCACCGGCTCAGCTCGATGACGGCTCCCTGGCTGACACGATCAGCGAACATCGGACCTTGGTCAGTCGGGCGCGTGGCGTCTGGCAGGCGGCGATGGAAGGGGGCGACCCTAACCAGGGGAAGTATCAGTCGAGTTATAACGCCTCGCTCAAGACGCTCGTGGCCCTCGAGGAAGAGCAGGAGCGTCGGCTCATCCTCACCCGAGACTTCATCTCCGCCAAGGAAGCCACCGAAGCCATGCGGGACATGACGGCGGGCATCGTCAACCGACTGGATAAACTCGCCCTCGATGTGGCAGAAGGATGTAACCCCGAGAACCCGGCGAAGGCTGTAAAAGTTCTGGAGGCTTGGGTGCGCCGCGTGAAGGCAGACCTATCGACCCATGACGAAGCGTAAGCCCAAGCCCAGGCGCAAGCCGATGCCGAAGCCGTCGCGTCCGTTCAAGCGCAAGCCGAGGAAGTGGTCGGAGTTATCCGACGAGCTGTATCGCCTGCT